CAACAACACTAACCGTCCCGTTGCTATTAACTATGACAGGCTTGCCATCAGGCAATGCACCAGTGGCAACGGCGTAAACCTCTGCATTCGCGTCAGCTTGAATCGTGCCTAGAGTTTTCATTAGCTAATCTCTTCGTAACTTATCACCACAACTAAATCGTTAGCCACACTTGCTTGTGCGCCGATAGACTTGTCTTCCTCTAAGTATAAAGCAGTATTCTTGTCCAAAACAACTAATGTTGTATCAGCAGGGACGGAAATTGTACTGGCAATCGCATATGCTGTACCACCAATATCATCTTGGCTATACAAGTTTATCGTAATATCAGCAGCGTTTGTGCCATCAACATTGGATACGATCACATTATTAATCTTAAAGACCTTACTGCTTGACGCAGCGTTACTTACAATCGCCGTGGCGTTTGTAGAGGATAAAGCAACAGTCGCGGTCTTGCCCGTGATGGTTGCCACATTGACGATATTAGGTGCTGACATTGCTTATCTCCTTTAGCCAAACACGATTGAAGCGGCAATAGCTTTGCCCATAGAGATACCAGCACTGCCGAAAGAAACAGTACCACTTCCATTTGTTACCAACGCTTGACCGTTACTTCCATCAGATGTCGGAAGAGTTAAGGCTGCTACGAAGGCTTGTAAATTTGTATCAAACGCCAAGACATCACTGCCTATAGCAACACCCAGCGCGGTTCTTGCGGCACTAGCAGAGCTTGCGCCTGTACCACCGTCTGCAATAGATAGGTCTGTAATTCCTGATACCACGCCGCCTGTAATGTTGACGCTACTCATTGCAAAGTCTGCGGTCAAATCTGTTACAGCCGCGCCCGATCCTGCACCGTCACAGAAGATTATCTTGCTGTCTCCAGCCAATACGCTCACATTAGCACCAGACCCCTGCGTGAAAGTAGCTGTCTGGTTTGTGCCGTTCTTTACAAGATAAATATGATCACCATCATTGGGTGATATCGTAATTGTATTTGTACCAGAAGGTGAACCGCCTAGAACAAGAACCTTAAACATGCCGTCTGACAAGCTGCCATCCGTTGTTGTTAGGGTGTGCGTAGTATTGGAAAGCGTAATTGCCCCAACACCGTTTACCAATCGGTCAATAATATCTAGGTTTGTGTTTGTAGTGTTACCCCAAGACCCAGACTGTTCGCCCGTTGCAATCTTTTCGATACCACTGCCGTTATATGTACTTGCCATTTTGTTTCCTTACGCCGCTATCTCAGTCCATATGTCGGGGCTAGTATCCGGAATTATCCGACCCCAAACAGTTACCCTACTTACGAGCCCTGTCGAAGAAACTCCCGTAACATTAACATTAGCATCACATTCACAGACAATCGTAGCAGAATTGACCACGGCTGTCGAGCTTATCCCTGTGGGCGCAACTGGAATGATCTGACTTGTAGTTGCTGTGATCTGCCCCGTACCACCAAAAGATACAAGCCCTGCATCCGTGTTGGCTTGCCCACCCATGCCGCTGTGGTTTGTACAGTAGTAATATAAAGTAGGTGCACCAGCCGCTACAACTATCTGAGTATATGCCCCAGAAGAACCGGGGCTTCCGTTGGTTGTCACGCCCGTTGTATAGGCACTTCCACCGCCATGAGTACCATCTGACGTTATAGATAGCCTTAACGGGTGACCGCTATTAGAACTATCAGACTGATCAAACTTGTATGTGTTTCCTTCCACAAGAGTAAGCGTAGGTTGTGCGCTGCCACCTATGTTGTATTTGTTTCCAGACCCTGCATTTACAACAGTAACCGCAAACTCAGTTAAAGGAGAAACGGGTATAGAAACAGAAGAATCCGCTTCTACAGTAGCTGACCCCACGCCGCCTGTTGCAGCTATTCCTGTAGGAGTTACATTGACCCCTGTACCAGCGGTAACAGAAACTGACCCCACCGCCCCTGTAGCTGCCACACCCACTACCGAAGGAACACTAGACGCTCCTGTAATAGTTACCGTACCCACCGAAGCAGTGGCTGTAACGGGAAATGCTACATCGTTGCCCCACGTACCAGCACCCCACGATTGTGTCGAGGAGTTCCAGCCAGCAAAGACAACTGTAGCATCAGCCATATTTAAGCAATCCGTATAAGAGCGTTAGACGCATCAGCCGCTGGCATAACAATCTTAAAGTCACCGTTAGTTGAAGCCTTGTCAGAGCCAAAGTCTAGCACGACAATAGTATCGGTAGTGCTACTACCTGATCCTGTAGTTGTATTGTAGATCAAAGCTCCACGCGCCGTTATCGTAGCAGACGTAAAAGTAAGATCATCAAAGTCTGTAAACGCTGTTGTACCTGAAACAGTCGGGTTTATCCGTGTCAGAGTACCGCCGCCAGCACTGTATGAGCCAGAGTTACTGACCTCGTTACCCGTGGTATAAGCCGTTGTCGCAGCATTAAATGACGCGCTGTTGGTATAAAGAGCTAACTTAAATGTATCGCCCCCAGAGTTCTTGAAGTTGTGATCGCCTTGTAAAAGCTCTTGCTTGAAAGACGTACACATAAAGTTTCCGCTGAAAGCCATTTTAAAGTCTCCTTATAAGTTCAGCAAGTTTCGGATGCCCTGCATCTATAAGGGCGTTATACACAGTTGTACGATCACTGCGAATAGCTTCACGCATGTAATAAGCAACAGTGCGCTCCATTTGTGTTTTATATTCGTTTGCCTGATCTCTAATCGCAGGATGTGTTGAATCAGATACACTTATCAACTTGCTTACGCAGTCTTGAGAAAGCTCTTCCGGAGTGAATCCGCGGTTATGCGTTGTTTGCACTCCAACAATTGGTTCGTGTTGAGGAACATCCATTTTAATATTAAACATTATTGTTTAGCCCTTATAACTTTTCCCGTCCGGTATTCGTCGGTGGGCTCTTTGGCCTCTCCTAAAAGCTTTAAACCCGTTAGAGATTCTGTAAACCGCTTATCGTAATAAGCCATCATGTCCTGTTCCCCCTTCATAAACATGTACGCCTCTACAAGGCACCCATAAAGGAGAGTTAGCTCCGCATTTTTACTCAACCATGTAGTGTCAGTCCCCGCGGTACTTTCCGTTATACTGACAGGTCGGTAAAAATAATGTAGCTCCGCGATATACTGTGCGTCAGGAGTAGGGCCTAATATAAAGTAATTTAAATCAAATACCGCGTAATATTTAGGAGTCCCGTAAGTAGTGGAGTCAGGAGTATATGTTTGAATAAAACTTGGGTCCTTTAACTCCACAAAAACCTTATCTCCATTACTCCCTTCCAAACTTAAAGAAAAAGTAGAAAGATAATCCGACGGAACAGGTAGGTATTGATAATTTATAGTGGTTCTGGCCGTAGAGTTTTTTCTAAACAACGACAATTGTACGCTCTTTAGTATACGCTCTTCCGCTATCTTAATAAACGTATCTAAGTTACTAACAAACGTCGTTTCGTCGTTATCTGTGTAAGCCTGAATTGCAGCCTTTAACTGATCATATGTAAAGCTCATGTTACCTCCACCGTGACCGTTCCAACAGAACTCTCTAAAGAAGGCGTCAAAGGTATTTCTGTGGGCAACTCAGCCGTTCCCGCTGTACTCCAGTTGCCGTTTCCTAAATAAATAATACCGTTAGTAGTTACTACTAAAAAAGCTCCCGTTGGATCAGCCGAATCTGGTCGGGCATCCTTCAACGCTTGAGGGTCCGTAACCTTTTTAAAAGGACCTAGTTGGGGCTGTTTGGGCTCCCATTCATCCCTGCCCACAAGAAGCCCGTTCCACTCCTTGCGCATGTCAGTATACTTATATCTAAAACCTGAACGGTCCGATATAGCATACGCATTCTTTCCTGATGCAAACTTAGGCATTACGTCGTCCTAAAGTATTGATACGCCGGAACCACGTTAAAGGAAGACCGATCTCGATCCTCCGTCATGGCTCTTTCAAACTCTTCCTCGTATACAGCTTTTAAAAGTTGTATCCTATCTGGAGCGCGTTTCATAGAAATGTAATAAGCTAAACCCGCCGCGAGACAGGGGTAAAACCTAAAGGGCATGTCCATCGTGTTAACTTGAGCGTCACCATCATCCATTCGGGTAAGACCGTCATACAGAATAATATCCGTGCTGTTTTCTGGAACAGGCCAAATCTTCAAGTTAGGAGTAATCTGCCTGTCAAGAAAAAATTGCGTAGGTCGGCCTTGAGTTGTCTTGTTAGGTATAGTGATAAACGTGTCGCGGCTCACACGGCTCAAAGCATAATCGGTGTTGTCCCTTCTAATCACTACTGAAAGCACGTCAATAATATCGGGGTCTAACGGATATTCTCCGTTCGCTTGAACAAGCGATAAAGTCCGCTGTTTAATTGTCCATTGATTTAACCCCCTATTAGCCCATTCTGCTAACATGAGATTTAAAGACCTCTTAGCTGTACGAAGATCATAACCTGTACGAACTTCTAAGCCACAACGCTCAAAAGCTTCTTCAATGTACTCCGTTACATCTAATTCAAAATCCTTAGAATTTGAAACAGTCATTACTCTTCCCCCTGATAAAGATTATCAAAGATACGATTTACATCTAGTGTATAGTCTAAATCAGATTTTGAATAGTGTATATGTTGCGACGGCTTGAAGTCAGGAGCGCCTTCTCCTGTAGAAAACCACGCCGGATGCGTAACACGCACACGATTGTTAGGTAACGCTACAATGTTTCCGGCCCATTGAGGCGCTTCTTCGCTATCTAAGATTTGCAGTACATGATTCTGTTTGTGTTGAGCAGGATCATCTGCAATCTCGCTATCAGTATAATCTACAGTAAATAAATACTTGGCAGGCAACATGTTTCCACCTATCTTTGCAAACCAAGGACATGGAGTGGCCCTGTCCATAACAAAAACAGCATGAGTGTGAGAAGCGCAATCCCACGGTTGAGCGTCATATGTCTCCATAGGTTCCGGCCATTCCGATAAAGGAATATCTCCAACTAAAGCCGTTATAGGCATTCTTGCCCACATAGCTCCACCATGAACCGTGTCTTCTTCCTCATCTTCAGCTTCAACGCCTGTAAACATTACTTGAAAACTCAAGCACCTGTTTGGGATCGTCGTAACACCGATAACCATAGCATGTAGAAAATCTCCATGATATTTTTCGTGGTTATGAGTATACTCACGACGAACCCATGCCTTAAAATAAGGAATATTTGAATAAAGATACGACATTTATTTCTTCTTTGCCGCTCCACCTTTAGCCATTTTCTTATTTGGAGATAGCGTCATGCCCTTGGCCGCAGCCGCAGAACGTAACTGAGCCATAGTCATGCCTGCGCCGCCCATGTTCATTTTAGAAACCATCTTGCCGCCCGCAGCACCGCCCTTGGACATACGACGCATCTTGCCGCCCATAGCTCCGCCTTTAGACATCTTTTTAATTTTTCCGCCACCGCGGTAACCTTTAGTTTTCTTCTTCATTGCCATTGGAACCTCCTTTAGGCACTTACCGAACCAGTTGTTCGCTTCCTTCTTAAAACTTTACCGCATCCGCGAGCAACTACCCCTTTTTTGGATGCTTTCGGGGTCTTCCTCTTGGCCTTGGTCTCTGGGACTGTGATTTCACCTCCGCCACGGGCAAATTTAACTTCCGCGGCTTCTGTGTTCTTGACGTTGGTCTTACCTTTTCCACCTTCTCGTTTCTTTTTTCTTGCGGTAGAGGCTCTCTGGTTTTTCGAAAGACTTTGAGCTTTACTCCTTGGAAGGCACCTGTCAGGATTCTTTTTATCTTTTGAAGTACCGCACTTACCCTTGATTTTACCATCTGTACCGATCCTCACCCAATCTTGGTCACGCCATTTTTTTAGCTCACCCATTATGCTGACGCTTTCTTCTTACCTTTAGCACCCTTGGCGTAGTTAGGGTCCTTGCAATACTTAGACGCGGCCATGTTAGCATAAGCACTTGGATAAGTATCAAAAGTTCGTTGTGCCCAAGCTTTTCCTTTGGGACAAATCTTGCTGCCCTTGCTTTTACTAGAAGAAGATTTTGATTTACGGTTGTAATTAGCCATTAAAAAACCCTTTCTACAACAGCGGCACCTATTATCAATATAGCTATGCCCCAAAGACGCATATCCAGCCGTTCTAACTGTTTCTCAATCCGCTCAAAACGGCGGTTAGACTCTAGCTCATGCTTTTCCATAAGCCTTAAAACCTCTTCTGCTTTCATCAACATTTCCAACGCTTACGTGCTTGACGCAACCTTGAGTTAGGATTCTTAGCCGCTTTAGGGAACTTCTTCATTTGACCCGCGGACCTCGCACAATAAGACTTACGCCGCTTGGCGTCTTTGCTTCCTTTTTTGACTTTTCCCGTAACCGCTGTTTTCAACTTTGATCCGGGGTTTTTACGCTTGTATGCTTTAACACCATCTTCAGTCATTCCCGCCCCAGATTTAGTAGGGCGAAAATTCTTTTTATTACGTTTCGGCATGTTATCCGAACGCTTCTTTTTTTCTTTACTAGACTTCGTTTGAACCTTGGAAGCCACGGAACACCTTAACTATGAAAGATTGTTAGAGCAGTAATGTTCGTCAAAGTAGCAACATGTATGTCCGTGGTAAACAAAACGCCCTCATCAGGAATGTTGACAGAATGCGTTTGGCTTTGAGTAAAATCTAAATCCACAATTGTTGCACCGCCATTGCCATTTGACAAAGTTAAACGGCCCGCACCGCCGCCTGTCAAAACCTGTACCTGACGTAATCTAGCGCGACCCGTTGCAGCCGCACCAGTTCCCGTCATACGTTTGGCTCTTACGTCTGAATTAGACATGACAACCTCCGATTATGATGCGTCTGATGAACTGGAAATACCAAAAAACTTCAGAACAATTACAGTGTCGCCGCCGGGGTCGGCTGAAACAACCAACTCAACCTCGTCGCCCACAAGTCCAGATACCCCTGTAGAAAAACCAGACATACCAAGAATACCGTTGCAACCAAAAAAACCTTTGAATCCCGTGGTATTTAAAGCCACGGTAACACCGTCCACGTAACCGTCTGTATCGGTATCTGTTCCAATATCAACTAGATTAACATTGTTTACTGAAGCAGTTGTAACAGCAATCGTTACACCCATAGGTATAAAATTAACCGGGATGCCAATAGCCGCCTCTTTACCCGTTGTAGCACCATTTGCCACAGTAATGGTAGCTTCATAAGTCTGAAGCGTCATGGTGCTGGTAACAGCCCCCGTCGTTGAGTTTTTAGTAATGTCTTGAAAACCGTTTTCCGACCTCACCGGGCCGTTAAATGTTGTATTAGCCATGCTTGTCTCCTGTCGTGGCTAGAGTCAGTCACACTATGTAACTGTCAGGGATGCGAAAACTATACACATGTTTTACAAAAAAGAAAGGGGCTACCGAAGTAACCCCTAACTTAACAATTTTAAGTAACTTACGCTCCGGGGGTGCCGAAGACGCAACGCCAATCAGATACGCCAAAGCTGTAACGCTCACGAGCTTTAAACCGCATGTTTCCTGTATCAAAATCGCCTTCCATAGCTGTTTTGATAGCGGCACGGTTAAAGTTCTTAAACCCATTTGGTGCGTCAGTCTTAATGAAAAACGCGTCTGTATCCGTAAGGAAGTGGTTAACAACCGCACCATCCGGCAACATACCCATTGCGCGAGTAGCGTTAGTGTCATTATCCGCTGTGCCCGGACGCAGATTAGAGTTAAGAACACGCTCTGCAATAAACTGCAATTCTTTTGGAATGATCAGTTTCGTTCCACGAACCGCAATCTTTAGACCACGCTCATCAGTCAATCCTGCAATGTCAATCAACATCTGCTCAAGAGAAGTCTCGTTGAGATCAGCCGCAGTAGCCAGAAGGTTGGTCTGGTTACCTGACAAAGAAGGGTGAGCCGCTGAACAAAGCGCGGCTCCGTCACCAATCGCAGAAACTCCGGCAGTGAACGCGTTGTTCAAGATAGCCGCAGCTTTAATCTGCTTAGTCTGAGCCATAGAACGGGCCAGAGCCTTGGTGTAACGGGAAGCTAGACGATCATAAAGATTGTCCTCAATAGCTTCTTCCGTAATAGAGAACGCAAGAGCGATAGTTTCATGCGTATAACGCGCTGTGTAAGTCTCTTGTGCATCGTCAAAACTGATGGCTCCGCCTTCAGATTTAACAGGTGCCGTTGAGAAACCTCCAAGCATAACTTCCTCTTCAAAAGCCCGATCTGAGGACTCTTCTTCAAAGATTTCACTATGCTCGTTTTCGTAACGGTCATACTCCAGCCCAAACAATGCGTTAAGGCCCGGTTCTAGCTCTTTAGCTAGTTGTGCGCGAGAAATAGCCATGTTTTAAGCTCCTTATACGCCAGTTGTAGAAACAGTGCCCGCTGCAATAGAGCCCGTAGGCGCATTGAAGTGGTTGTTTATACGAACAATTAAAGGGATACCCGCCTCAGTAAAGTCGTTATTACCAGCATCGTCTAAGATACCCATAATTCTGAGCGCGAGAGTGTTAGTTGTAGCAACAGTGTTTAAATCCGCTGTAGCTGATGACTGACCCGTAGTGGTAGAACCACTATTACCGTTTGCTAAAGCTATGTTGGCAAAGACCGACGTGCGGACTTCAGCTTCAGTGTCTTGACCGCCAACAACATTAGATGTCGCAATGCGGAAAAGTTGATTAGGGTCGTCATATAAAAACGCTTTTACAGGATGTGCTGTATCTGCGCCTGAACCGGGCCAATGATTCGAAAATACCGGCTTACCAGTAGTTGATGAAATGAACTCGCATCCGCCAAAAACACCTACAATAGACACGTTACCACCCGCCGCAGCTTGTAGATCGTCTATAACACCCGCAGCCAATGGAATGACAGGCATTCCAAGAAAAATCGGGTTAGTGTTGCCAGCAGCAATACGATACTCCGTCATACCAGTAGACGAGACGGAAGCGCCTTGTCTTGATAGCGGGCGAAGGCCATAAGATAGCTCTGTATTTGCCATTTATTCTTCTCCAGTAGAGGAGGAACTAATTCTTTTTAGGTCCACCAAAGGTTACACGAGATTGACGATCAGGTTTAGCAATCGTCATCGTTGAATGTGCATTCTCTCGCATCATGTCAGAGTCTACCGCTTCCATCTGATCTCTATTTCGACTAGCGAAATATTGAGTTCTTTCAGCAACAGTCTCTTCCGGTATACGAGCCAGCATCAAACCGCCAACTCCAAACACACCCTCGTATTTTCCTGATTCAACTACCGGGGACTCAAAGTCAGGGTACTCATCCTTACGAACAAGCTCCCAACCTTCGCGCATCTTGGCGCTGATGTTCTTCGTATCGTCAAAACCACGCGTTTCAGCGCGTATCCAACGATGCTTAAAACCATCCGGTGCAGGCGGTGCATCTAACATAGACGGGGGAGCCCACGGCTTACGCTGCGCCGTCTTCTCCCTAGTTTGAGTTGCGCGAGAAGCCCGCTTGATAGGTCCATTTACATCTGTATCTTCACTCATCAATCTTACTCCTTCACGTATTTCGCGTATTCTTGTAGCGGCACACCCAATTTTTTCGCTATTGCGACTTGGCTAGGGGTGAGTCTAACCTTTTTCCCACTGCTGCGCCCAGAGTTGTTTCTTGAAACACCAGCAACCGTCTGAGCGGCACGTTTACCAGTACTCTTCGTAGCACCTCCAAATGTATCGGAAATGCGCCGATCCAGTTCAGTATAGTACTCATCACTCGTCGGGTCAAACCCTTCGTCTTCGACAAGCTTTTTATGTATTCCAAAAGCCGCAAACGTCCTAGCTTCGTCTTGACCAAACCACTCGTTTTGTTCCGCCCAATCCTGTGCTTTAGCGTCCGGACGACGAACTTGCGGTTGTTGAGGCTGCTGTTGGGTCGCTTGCTGTACTTGCTTGACCTGACGTTCTTGCGCCATCTTAGCTTGTGCCGCACGATCTGTCTCCGTAGACAAAGAAATCATGCGTTTTTGAGCCTCTACCGCCGCTTGAGTGTCTCCAATTTCCATAGCACGAGCAAGCTCTTTTTCAGTCTGCTCCATCTGATTTTGAACACGAGTACTGTATTCTTCAACGTAGCTGTTGTCTAATTGAGAGAATCGCTGCTTTAAACCATCTGATTCCTGCTGAACCTGCTTGGCAAAGTTAATGGCTTCCTGCTCACGACGCTCCGCTTCACGCATTTTCTTCGTTAAACGGTCAATACGCTTCTGAGTAGCACTGTCGGCCTTCTGAAACTGATCTTCCGTTTCAACTTCTGTTTCAGAGACCTGCTCTTCTACCTCAACTTCCGTATCCGTATCCGTTTCAAGTTCCAATTCTATTTGTTCTTCTGCCATTTTTTACTCCTAGTAATGCAAAACGTCTTCTGGCTCGTTAATACGCGCCAATATTTCGTCGTCATTCAAAATACTCACTTCTCCACCGTCTATGGCAAAGCGTGAGCCCGAATAACGAGCGAACATCACCCAATCACCCTGTTTACACCACGGACCGTTGGGAAACTTCTCAGAATCCTTGTAGGCAAGCTCGCCTACCTTTAAAACATATCCGACTTGAGTGGAAACTTGTTGCTGAGTTACCGCAGCATCAGGTAAATACACGCCACCGTCCGTTTTTCCTTTCCCACGATAGGGAAGAATTAACAAACGCCAGCCTGTAGGTGAAGGCATTCTTTCTAAGAGAGAGGCTCCAATAGATTCCGGGTCCAAAACCCGTTCTTTTGGCTCTGCATAAGCCTCCGATAGGC